ATCGGTCAGAATCTTCTTGACGATATATACTGGCACTTTGCCCGATTTATCGACAGATACCACTGGGTTCGGCATTGTGGTTGTCTCCTTTAATGGGCGGTCATTTCATTTTCATGAATGAGATACACCACTTCTAGCGGGTTCGTACGACCCAAACGGTTTGCACGACCAATAATCTGACTCTCTAACTCTGCCGACATACGATGGAACAGCATCACGTGTGTCGCAGACTCAATATTGAGACCCGCACCCATATTGCGTGCATTCAAGAACAGCACATTGTACTTGCCCGCCTTGAATTCCCTCAGCAGCTTCGCAATACGGAGTTGCGACCCATTGAGCATAGAATACTTAATATCCGCAGCGTCCAATGAATCCTCTAGCTTCGTAAAACTCGCATCATACGAGCTAAACATTAGAACACGGGCGTTCGGATTTTCCTTCATAAACTTCACAAAACTATCGTTTTTGTTTAAGAGACTATTTGTCTTGGGAACCTCCTGTGGCTGCGGCTGGGCGGCTGACTCTCCCAATACCTTAATATCCTTAACATTGTCAATACGGGCACGGCACAACGGGCAACTTGCCACCCGCTTCAACGACTCGCACAGACACGCAAAACAGAAGAGTTGTTGACAGCACGGGGTGACCGACGGATTTGTCAAATCACAATAGCAAATCGGGCAAGTCTGCTCCTTTGCCCGTTTGAGCCGCTCCTGAATCGCCGAAATACGACTCTCAATAGACGCAATCTTCTGCTCCTGTGCCTCAATCGCCTTCTGTTTGAGACTTTCCGTAGAATACTCCAGCGTCTTCTTATATTCGTAGGTCACCTTTGCATTATGGAGTTCCTTCTGAATAGATACCGTCACCGCGTCCGTAATCTCCGTTTCCGTATACGAATTCATTCCAAGACTTTCCAAAGCACCCGCTACATCGCCCGCATTCAGCCGCTCCATCATTTCCCTAGAAATGAAACTATCTAGCACACGAATGTTTGTCGGCGTAGCACAAATAATCTTCCGCGTTGTTGTTGTCGGCATAGTGAAACTCGTCTTAATGTAATCCTCAGACGAATGAACAATAAGACGGGCACTCTGACTGACCGCTGCATTAATTGCCACGGTTGAATGATTCGCCGAAATACCGCACATACGCCGTACAATATTCACATGTCGGCACCCAGGAATCTGTAAATAATGGTTATTCTGTAGTTTCTTCACGCGTTCAATAACGTGCGGCGGAGTTTCATCTGGCGGGGTGTAGGCACTCAGTACATTGAAATACGCTCCGCCCGCAAATACTAGATTCAACCAACTTGCCGAAATAAACCAATAAAAGAGTCCATTGATATCATCCCAATCGGTCGTAATAGCAATACTATCCGCCTCGTCAATAAACACCCGCCTCCAAAGAATATTTCGTGGATGATGAATGGCACGGAACGAGTTCCACATCGTAGAGGATACAAAAAGTGCGTCATACTGTTCTATGGTTTCTAACAAATTAGGTAGTTCGGCTTCTTTCCGCTTTTTGACGAAACAGCACTTCAGTGTCGTATCGTTGGAGACATACGCCTCCCATTGTCCCATCAGGGCGTGGGGGATAATAAAAAGGGATGTACTTACTTCTTTGAGTTTCATCCCTGTACCACTCATTGCTTGGGTACGGGTACGGAGGAGCCCTACATCTCGTCCATCTCCTAGAATCGCATTTCCTCTTATAATATACTCGTTGTAGAGTGGCGGCGGCGGAGGCATCTTTACTAAAGAAAGGGCTGTAAGGGACTTACCTGATCCTACGCGGTCGCCTAGAATACCGTACGAGCTATAAAGTTTTCCACCGACCGACTCGCCAGCAATAGCCTCCACATCCAGCCCATTTGTCTTCGCTGTTTCTAGGCGCATGGCGGCAGCTAACGCCGACTGCTGATGTAACAACAGGGGCGTTTTCAGCCATTGGGGCGTTACCGACTTTGCCGATTCCTCATTTAATTCCTGGCTGTAAAGGGCTTCAAAAAACGACCATAGCTTTCGGCGCGAAATAATGGACATGTTATCTATGCCTTTTTTGTTAGCGGGGTTTAAATCCTATATAGCGAAATGTTGCGATGGGGTCTAAATATTGGCGTGTTTAGATATAAACAAGATGTCTGCCGCTACCGCTAAGGAATGGCCTGGCAAACTTGTCAAATCGGCAACGAAGCCGTTTGTCTCCATCCTAACGCCAACGTACAATAGGCGTAAATTCATTCCGTATCTGATTGCGTGTATCAAGGATCAAACGTATCCTAAGGAGCGTATGGAATGGGTCGTCTTTGACGATGGCTCGGATCCTGTGGAAGACTTGCTGCGGCCTGAATTTCTAACAATGAATATCCAGTACATTAAATCCGAGACGAAGTTGAGCATCGGTGCGAAACGCAATCGGCTTCACGACGCTGCACGTGGAGAAATTCTGGTCTGTATGGACGACGATGACTATTACCCGCCGGACCGCGTCAATCACGCCGTGATGACGCTTGTTTCACGTAAGGCGGACTTGGCGGGGTCCACGCGTAACCACGTCTTCTTTCCTGACGATGGCACTATTTGGGAGATCGGTCCCTACGGTGCGCAACACGGCACTTTTGGTACAATGGCGTTTACAAAGACGTATGTGCTCGCAAATCGCTGTGACGAATCGCGTGCTTTTGCCGAAGAAATTGAATTTACGCGGAAATATTCGGTGCCTCTGGTCCAGCTTGATCCACGCAAGGTAATGCTAGTAATTGCACACGATGGGAATACATTTAATAAGGGGAAGCTCCGTACACCTGGAAATCAATTCATACGCATTACATCACTGAAACTAAACGCATTTGTTCGTAATAAGACCATACGTGATTTTTATAACGAGCTCAAACTCTAGTCTTATTTCTAAGGAGGATGTAGGAATGTCTTCGTTGTTTGACAAAATGCCCGGTATGAACAACGTACGCAATGCGGCGGTTGGTGCCGTAAATAGTGTGAACAAATTAACGCCTAGTGGAGGGATAGGCAATGTGATCATTTACGTATTGCTTATTCTTATTGTTATTCTGATCTATTTGCTGCTTACGGGTTATAAATTTTCTATAAAAACGTTTGATATCCGTCCAAAGAAATACAAGGCACTTGACAATGCCCAGGTATATTGGAAGAGTGGTATGGGTGGCGTGAACAATCTTCGTATTACCGAAGACGAAGGGCTTCCCCACGATTTGAATAGTAAATACACGTACCATATTGATATTTTACTGACAAATACACGTAATATTTCAAACATAGAGGGACCGTATCGTCATATCTTCCATCGTGGTAGTTCCGAATTATATAATGATGAAACCATTATCGCTCGCGGCGGATCCGCACCGCAGTTGCCGCCCTACGGCTTACCAAAGCGCCTCAATCCCGGTATATTTTTGGACCCTAACACCAACGATATTATCGTATTTGTTGATACAAAATCAAAGAGCGGTGATGTTTATCGTGAATCGGGCCGCATTTCTGATATTCCCGTTGATAAGCCTTTGCGTCTCACCGTAACCGTACATAATAAAGTGCTCGAAATTAACCTCAATTGTAAGCTGGAGTTGACAAAGGTACTGGCGGGTGAACCTAAGACAGTTGAAAATGTGGTCTACGGTCTTTGCGGCAATGCTGCCGCCCAGGCGTCGTTACAGAATCTCTTTATCTGGCCATATGCACTCGATAACGGAATACTTGCTGATTTCTGTCCTATGCCATTCCCGCCATTCCAACCATCTACAAATACTTGTCGTACACCAACAGATCCTTCGCTCAAATCAGGTATGGATGCTGCCACTAGTGGTGGAAAATAACCCTAAATCGCTAAAAACATACTTACACTATAAGAGGAATGAATCCCCAATTTATATTTCTTATAGTAGTTCTTCTGATTATTGCTATAGGTATAGTCTATGTACTGTATTTTATGCCAAAGTCGGATGAAACGACTGTGCTTGGTCCCTTTGTACTAAACGGTATACCGTCCGAGGCAGATAGTGCTGGCTCTAACCTTAAATCAGTATTAACCTCAGCACAGTTGTCTAAATCACTCAAAAGTAATTTTACAGTCAGTTTCTTTATCTATATGGATAAGTTGAATATGGAACGTATTCCATTTGCGGGTCCCGAGGGTGAGTATAGGTTCAAACCCCTCGTAAAACTCATCGGCGTCGGTGAATTTGTACTGAATCCTGTACATCAGAAAGCACTGTTGCGTCTAACACCGCTTGTACCAGCTGTAATGAATGGAAACTTTACACCGCCCCCGTACGCTGAGATTAATAACGTGATGAATTCCCGATGGAATCAAATTACCATCGCTGTTGAAGGGCGTTCTATTGATCTATACTTGAATTCAAAGCACGCTACATCACTTATACTTGAAAATCTAACTTGGACAAATGCTACAGGTATGCTCCTTGAAACGTCTCCGGATTTCTGGGGGCAAGCCGGTATGATACAAGCCTGGCCCCGCCGGCTTACAGAGCAAGAGATATGGGAAAACTACAAACACGTTACCGACCTGCGAGGTAAGCCAAATATCCCGGACGCACAGGCTACATTCAAGAGTATTTGGCAAGAACTCTACAAACTGATGTGCCACGCCGGCTTCTGTCCGAACAATAGAAAACCCTCCCAGAGCGGGCGTAATACCAATGGATTGGAATATGTAGATTACGAATACGCCTAAAGATTTTTAACAATATAGTTTAGAAGAAGTATGAACGCTGCTAGACAGTTCTATGCGCAAAACTCGCAACTCGTACAGAACGCCATCTATTTGTTAGCACTTATCGTCGTCTGCTACCTGGTCTACACATACCTGACGGCGGGAGCCGAGCTAGAGCGCTATGTTATCCAGATCAATATGTCAAGAGGTGTATACGGACTTCCAGGCAATTCCGGTAATGCTCTTGTGCCGCAGGGCTCAACCGCGGCTAAAAACACAAGGTTCTGTATCAACTACGATGATAGCCAGAAGCCTGACCCGAACTTTATACCCAACCCCCTTGTTCGCATCATAGAGGGCTCGGATTTCACAATCAGTTGGTGGATGTACATCAGCACGTGGGACGCAAACCAGTCCGGCGTGATTAAGCCAATCATTGCGATAACAGACCCCAATGTGTCTAACCCTGTTGCGGGACAGAACGCCGCCTACGTAATGGTAGCGTTCCTCTACCCCAACACCAATATGCTCGGTGTCCGCTTACACACGCGCGGTGTTGCCGCCAACGAACTCACCTGGCTCACCAACCTTGCCTCAAATGCGACAAGTGCCGCAACTGCACAGCAGACATTCAGCAATACAGCAAGCGTAACTCCTATATGCGATATTAACGATGTTGATATGCAACGCTGGATTAACTTCACGTGCGTAGTGAGCGGACGTGTGCTTGATGTATACTACGATGGCAAGCTCAACCGTTCTTGCGTTCTTCCGGGTTCGGTTGTTGGCTCGCCTGCTGGCAGCGGCAACCAGTATGTCAATACATCTATTGCGGGTGGCTTCAATGGCTTCCTCAATGGCGTATTCTTCTCCGCCTCAGCACTCACCCCGGACCGCATCTATGGTCTATACCAGTCGGGTCCCCAGGGAACTACCAGCATAGTACGTGCCCTTTTCAATCAGCTCGGTATCAAACTCAATTACAATGGTGGCGGCAGCTGGACGCAGTACCTGTAAATCTAACATTTATGGATTCTCCATTTATAAAACCAATTATAAATAGAGGAAATGGAATCTGTGTCCGGATTTTTGTCAGGCGATGGCTTAGTGCCTCAACTTGCCGTTGTCATTCTTACGATGATTGGATTACAGGTTGTAATGGGAATGATTGAGACTGTCAATGATTTTCTGAAAAAGTTGGACCGTCAAGCGGTAGTTCTCTTTGACAACAGCACCGCTACATCTGTAAGTATCCCACAGGGACCCGACACCGGATTCCCTATCTTATATAACAGTCGCGACGAGCAGCAGGGCTCTGCGTTCTCGTACTCAATGTTCATATTTATTCACCCCGATACCTTTGAGAACATCGGTCCCAGCGCCGACCAATGCGGAAATGTATCAACACCCGGCACATCCACAGGAACCGCCCCCGTGAAGCTCAAGCATATCTTCCACAAGGGCAGCGATAGCGGTTTCCCGAATCTAGCACCCGCTGTATTTGTGGAAAGCAATGCCAATAACCTACGCATCTATATGAATACGATTAATGCCTGGGACAACTATGTAACGGTAAACAATATACCGGTTGGCAAGTGGTTCCACCTTGTCATCCTGCTCAAGGGAGTCAATCTAGACGTGTACGTCAACGGCAACATTGCCGTCCGTATGAAGCTGCCGACGGTACCGAAGCTCAACGCTGGCGGCTTATACGTAATGAAGAACATGTACTTCCCTGACCAGAAGGGTTACGACCCAGTCATATTTTCGGACTACACCGTTGTAGGACCAATGAAGGGAATGGTCTCACGCCTCAAGTATTTCGCCTACGCACTCAACTACTCGCACATTGACTCACTGTACCGTGAGCGTGCCAACGTAGCGACGGTTGTGGCGGCGTCAACCGACCCCAATGCCAACCAGCCTCCCTACTTCTGGGATGACTGGTGGGTCAATAAATATTAAACCAGGGGGTTTAGTCATTTTTATATGAATTCATCGATGAACTCGTATAAAAATTGGGGGGGCGGGCGAGTGGGCTTAAAGACCCCAACAGGACTTAAAGAAACCTTAGCGAGCAAACTTGAGTCCACCCAAGCCGCTGCTAATCTCCAAGAAATTCAACGTCTCCACAAACGTATAGAGATTGTACGTATAGTTAGCAAGGTAAGGAATCGGCGCAACGTCTACATCCAACTCGAAACGGTCAATACGACTTGTATTCAATGTGCCTGACGGCTGCTGGACCGACGAACCATTCAACGAGAAACTATATACATTCAGCGGCCACATCTCGTACTGTGTAGCCTCTCCTAATGCACCATTTGCTGCCCCATTGCCTTGTAAATAACGGTACGGTACATACTGCTTGAAATAATTGTTGTCCTGGCTATCGAACAAAGCATTACCGTTGGCTAGGATAAACGTATTGAGTAAAATATCCCGTTGAATACCCGCAAGATTGATACCCGTGCGACCAATCGGTGCGTTGACTGCACCTGGGTACGGTGTCGGAGAGAAATACGGCAAAATACCCAATGACGCCGCATTTGTACAGACCGAATTGGGGTAGGTCCAATACGGGCTCGGCGTCACAAATGGACGCTCTGTTCCCAGCGTATACATCCAGTTTGTGAGATTTGTACTCTGATTGCGATATGTAATAGCATCGCTACGGCGGGCAAAATATACAAGACGTGTTGCTATATTGTGTACATCCAGCCTATACGTATTTCGGGTTGTTATACCGTAGAAGGTAAAGTTTTGTACCTGACGGACATTATAGCGTAGAGTCTTGCTTGTAAACATCAGTCGCACATCGTCTTGTAGAAATGTATAGGTTCCCTCTAGCGTAGCATCCAGAGGCCAACCGTCCAACAACGGAACGGCACCCGAAATATCCGTCAAGAAATATTTCATCGCACCGCTAATATCCGATACATTGCCACCGTACAAATTAGTCATATTCAATGGGATATTCCCGTAGAGTTTCTGATTCCAAATCTGGGTATATAAATCCGTTGATGTACCATCGGGCAAATAGTTCGGTGCAAGCGTCTGAACTCCAGGGCGTACCCGTGCTCCTGACAAATCAAGGACAGTATATAAGTCGCGAATAGGGCGTAACTGAATGGTCACTTCAGAATCGTGGAACTGAAGGGCTACCAGAGGCAAGGCGTTCTCTGGGAAATCGCTAAACCATAGACCAAGAGGAACACGTAGAATACGACCAGGAATTGAGGCGGAGTTATTCTGCGTCGGAAACGGATTTGTCGTTTTGCCACGCCAGCTGATAACATTCGGATACCCCTGCCCCACTGGAACACTCGGATCCGCGTAAATACCATTCGCAGGGTCAAAACATTCTGGGACATCGCCAACCATCGCACGCCATTTTGAATAAGTACCATTTTCTAGGTCAAGTAAAGCACGAGCACTGATCCAATCACTGTTAAACTGCTGTATTATCTGACCGCCAATCGTAAAGGTAATCGTATCAATCATACGAACACCAATTTGACGGACCCACGCAAACTCGTAGGCACGATCTACGGTGACCTCCTGATTTCCATTGGCATCTAGAATTGGATTTCCGTATTGATCTACTGCGGGTCTTAAGTACGCCTTGCTGAAAATATCGGGTAAGTTAATTCGTAGTACTAAATCG